ATACTTTTAACCTAGTCCCCAAGAGCTATAGGCTTGGATTTATTCCAACGATGAATCCGAGTGTGTTTGAAGATGTGACTTTTTTTGCGACGGATAAAACTGTTACTACGCTGCTGCCTAAACTTCAAAAGGCTTTTGGGCTGCCTTTTGTTGCTACAGGAAATTGGACAGACCCTAAGAGCTATCGAGATTATGTAATGCTTCGTTGCTTTAACGACAGAGCCGGGACAGAAAGCATCTTTGAACCCATCGGCTATTACGCAGTCCTCGAAGCCCAACACGGAACACAAGTTATGCTTAACTATATCCGTGCCGGGCTAATTGAGGCGGGACTACTTTAACTCTTCGGGCCGCAGTAGCTTTACCTTTCCATTCTTGTCTACTTCGGCCTCATGAAATGTGCCGCGCATGTTAACATAAACTTGTGCTCCACGCGGAAGCATTTTAAGCATTGAGCTAGTAATATTTTCAGCTTGTTGCTTAGATGCAGCCCCGTAGAGTTGCTTGGTTAACAGCGCGGCTCCTTTTTCGTTAAGAATAAAATTTTCAATAAAATGTTTTCCAAAAGGAATACCCACCGCCATTGTAGCCGCTAAGCCAAGATTTCCTGGCGAAGTCCCCCCTAATGCAACTGTGCCCGCGCCTGTAGTTAATGCAATTACACCATAAGCAATTTTAGAAGTCCACCACCCTGCCTGCCCTGCGGAAGTAGCTCCAAATTTATTAGCCCTTGCATAAGACGCAAGTGCTCGAATAGCCCTTCGCTGGCCGGGCTTGAAAATTTCGTCGCTATTCAAAATTGATTGACTTGTGCTATTATCGTAGAGTGAATTAAAGAATTTCTCACCGTCCAGTGTCCCGTCTGCTTTCAGCGCACGATGAAAATGCTCTTTAAGAAAATGAGCTGCAACATCAGTAGGGTCGCCATTGTTAGCGGCAACTAGCTGTTTTGCGCGTGTAACTGATCCCATCGCCGCGTTCATCTGCTGAACTTCGTCTAAGCCCAGAGTTCTAGGGTCACTAATCTGACGTGTCTCTGCTAGAATTCCGCCACCAGTTTCTCCGCTAAACCGTGCAACGCGATCTCTAGTAACTGCAACAGCTTGTTCATATGCCTGCTTAGAGCCGGGGAACCACCCCAAATTTGGATCACCAATACTGGCCGCCTCAGCTTGGCTAAGCAATGCTTGTAGTTTCTTAGAAGCACCATGTAAGGCCGCTTGGCTACTATCCGCATGAGTTACTTCTAAGAGTTTACGCAGTCCATTTCGCAGCGCCTTCGTAGTCTCATAGCTAGTAATAAATTCTTGAGTAGCCTGTCCTTGCAAGTTAGTCATGTAAGATGGCTTCATCTCTGCAAGCTGATCTACGATAGCCTTTACATTTCTAATTTGCGTTTGCAATGGGCCGTTCTGCGGGAACATCGCTTGAGGATCATCAAAAAGTTTAGCAACGTCGCCTTGAAGAATTTGTGCAAATTCGACAGGGTTAGGAATACGCACAGCGCCGTTAATAGTTTTATCTTTAAGTACAACTTGTGTAGATGCAGGTGTAACTACGCTTACTTGCCCGTAAGCATTAGTTTTAGTTACTGCGGGGATATTAACTACTTCTTCGTATTGTACCGTCTTTGGTGACGCGGTAGTTACAGCCTCTACACGGTCCCATGCAGTGTCTTCAAGTTTATACGCAATTCTGCGCGCTTCTAAGACATGCTGTTGTGCTTCTTTTGCAAGCTTTTCAGGTGAAACATCTCTAAGTGCTTTAACAGTTTTGAATTTGCCTCCAAACGCTTTTGAAAGCGCCCTGTCCATAGCACGCTTATAGTTATTAAGAATATCCGTCTTTGCTTTTGCAGGCACTAATCCAATCAGTGTATCCACGAAAGGGCTGGAGCCTAGTGCATTAATTGTTGGATTAGGCGCATCATAGACTTTAGCAAATCGAGAGGCCTCTATAAGCTCTTCAGCTTCATCTTCTGTCTTAGGGAACATTTTGCCTAGTTTAAGCGCTAAAGCGTTCTTAACTCCGCCAGCCTTATTAATAGCACTAAGCGTATTTCCAAGGCCGCTTGTGCCTTTATCAAGCACACCTTCTAAAGTAGACCCCATTAAAGTAGGCTGGGGTGCGCGATATTGAAAAGGGGTTATTTCAGGCGGAAGGTTAGCCTGCGCATATTGCGTGCCATAATGGGAGAGTACGCGGCCTCCAATTTTAGCGCCCCCAACAAGTGCAGCTCCAATAGGCCCTTTAGCAAACTTAGGATTTCCAATTACTTTATCTAAGACTTCTCCAGTAAGCCCCATGATAATATCAGGAGTTAAGTTCTCCCAAGTTTGCCTTGAAATAGGCACGGCAATATTCTCTTCTTTAGGCACGATATTCTTCATGCCAGCTTCAAGAAAAGACTCCTTTGCGCGGCCCGGATTAAGGCTTCGCATTTGCTGTTCCTTAAAAGGATCACTTGGAGGCTTACGAACATTCTCAACGAAAAGGTTATAAGTCTTCTCGTCGAATTTTCCAAGCTCAGGGTCAATTTGAGACGCGAGTTCCCGCTGAGTAGCAGGGTCTAATGCCATTACATCGGGGTCAGCTAGAAATTCGCGCACTTTTGCGTTGGGCATTAATTCCTCCTACTTTAAGCCGTACTTCGCTTTAATTGCATCTACGTTTGAAGAAGACTTAGGCGTAGTAGAAGTCTCACTGTTTAGCCCATGCGCTTTAAGCATTGTTTCGCGGAGGGATTTAACATATTTAAGCCCACTCTGCACTTTAGCTAAAGCTGCTTCAGGTGTAATATCCCCGCTTTCTCCAGGGACAAATGATAGCAAAACCTGTTTTTCTTGGGGTGTTAGCGCAGCACCAAAGAGAGGATGCCCAATAATAGCTACGCCGCGGCCAAGCCCGGCTTCAACTTCCGCTTCAGTCGCATCTAAACCTTGGGTTGCTTTTTTAAGCCCTCTAAGTTTAGCACCAATAGGGCCTGCAAAGTATTTCTTTTTCTTAGGGTCTTTTAGAAATTCACCAATCTCATTATAAAGCCCTTCAGCAACCTCAAGGTCTACAAATTTCTGTTTTGTGCTATCAGTTAATTTCTTAGCACTCTTAGCCCCGCCTACTGCGGCACGTTTAGTAATTCCATCAATCACTGACTGTGCTCTAATCTTAGCAACATCGACAGCTTTCTTATAGTCCGCGTCTGCTTTGGCTTTATATTCGTCCTGTGCTAGTTTAGATTTGAATTCAACTAGCTCTTTCTGAGAAGGTAGAATTCCTTTAGCGGTGTCAATTGCAGACTTGGTACGAAGACCAAAGTAATTCTCAGTTTGTTCTTTCTTAGCATTAGTCTGTTCTTTAAGAATCTCAGCATAGCTTCGACCCTTTTGGATCATATCTTCAAGATCATTAGGATCGAGTCCATAAACACTTGCGCCAAGACTTCTAAATGCTTCGGGATCAAAAGAGCCACCCTTGGCCGCGTCCGACATAAGGCGGAAAAAGCCCGTTCGGCGGCCAATGAGGTCCTGCTTTAATCGTGTCTCAGATTCTTTAGCTCTATTCTGCTCTTTGAGAATTCGCTGCTGAAGTTGGGATTGCTGAAGTTGCTGCTCAGCTTCTTGAGCCTCGCGCTGAAAAGCAAGATTCTCCTGAAACTGCTTCTGCCGCATTATATTTTCGGCGTCTTGCTGGCCGAGCTGTTGCGCCTGCAAAAATGCAGCGATTACGGGATTTACTTGTGAGGCCATATTAGACGTTCCCCATTCCTCCGCCCACTCCAGGGACATTAGAGAGGCCATAGCGTTTTAGGGCTTCATCTAGTGCCCAATTGCGCCCGTAAGTACTTGCAATGCCCTGCCCTAAGCCGCTAAACAGCCCACCGAGCATATCTCCCGGCTGTGTCGCCGTACCCGTAGTGCGAGAGTTATTCGTTACGGTGGTTGTGCCTGTTTGCCTATTTCCTACTGGCATAGCCGATGCGCCTTGAATGAGGCTCATTATATCTTCCTGCTGCAATTGGCGTTGCAGAAGTGGAATAGAGTTCTCAAAATCCAAAATGCGCCCTTGCTGAGTATCATCCATACGAGATGAGATGGCCGCGCCCGCGGGGGAGTAGCTTAAACCGCGCTGAGCTAAAGTTCGAGAAAGCAGTTTCTTTTGCATTTCTCCTGAGCGATTAAGTTCTCTTAGCCCACTCGCCCGATAGCCTGAAACATCACTGCCAGTATTAAGCCGATTTAGAAGTGCATTAATAGCAGCGCCATACCCTGAAGACGCTTCATCACTGAGAATAGGATTGTTATAAAGATCTACATTTTGGGTTGAAGTGCCACTCGTAGTGGACTCCTGCGTTGCAGTTTTCTTGCGATTGCCAAGTAACCCTGCAAGTGCGGAAATGCCTGAAATTGCCAATGGAGCTAGAAAAGCTGGCATTGTTTTCTCCTATTCACACGAGCCACCAGGCTCAGAATAAATCGCCTCATCGCAATCCGTAAGAATCGGATCATCGTCATCTATAGTCTTTACGAAAGTACAAGCGCCACTATTAACTACTAGATCAGGGCAAATTGGCACAGTAATTACTGGAAAGTTTAACGTGTCACGGCGAGTTACAGTGGCTGCGTCGTACATAGTGAGAGTATCGGCAAAATTGAGCGCGGGGTTATCTGTAGGTAACGTGAAAACCCAGGTTTGTTGATTGTAAAGTCCCTCATAATCTCCACTACCCGAATTAGCCCCTGCGCCCGAAACATAGTAATAAAGAACAAAGCACCAATCTTGCCCATCATAGCTATAGTAACGTGGCCCATCTACAATATAGCTTGAATCATCTCCACGCGGCCCCTCATGAATTAGCGTAAAAGTATCCGTGGAAACTGCGTCTGTAACTACCCGATAAACTAAGCCAAATTCATTAGGCCGCGTTGCATAGGGCGAGAAAGTATCAACACCATAGCAAAAATAGAGCCTAAAGTTACTTCCATCATAATGAATATCCTGCGGAGTAGAACTATTATTTCCGTAGTTACCTGCCCAATCTGCATAAGTTCCATCAACTTGGTCATTGGGAAGCAAATGAAACGCAATGTCATATCGCGTAAATGTCATCCCTACGCCGGGTGTACCATGATAAATACTCATGAGGCTGTGCGGACTTCCATCAGCAGCCGTAAAAGCATTATAAGTTAATGCGCTAAAGAAAAGTTTCCCGTTCTCAATTTTTAGTGCAGTCGCATTATAAAGTAGGTAAATATATCCGCCAGTTGTAGTAACATCAATATCATCTAAAATTGCCCCACTTGTATCTACAATTAAAAGATGGTATGTTCTTTCAGTAGCAAGAACTGCGGTAGTCGAGCCATCTTTGCTATAAAGAACATAGATATTACCGTCTGAGTGCAATACAGCACTATGCGGAATACAGTGATAAAGATCATCCGTCTTTAATAGTGCTGGCGTAGTCCACGTAGTTCCATTAAAGTGAGTAAAGTGCATTTGTGCATAGCTATATGAGTTCCTGTCCGCACAAAAGAAAGAATAGATATTACTCCCCGAAGTTACAGTAGCTACGTTGTGCTTATAAAAAGGGAAATCATTTACAAAAGACCCTGTCGCCCTTGCTAAATATTCAGGGCCACTGGCAGGCGTAGTTATTTCAGTTGTCCACGTTTCTGAATTAAAATTGAACTTAGTATAGAATAGCCTATATCTTTCGCCTAGAACTGGCAACCCGGTAGTTTGGCGTAATGCGCAAGGAAAATAAAGCATCTGCGCTGTAGAGTCATAATAAGGATTTAAGCAAGCTCCGTTAAATCCACCGTTTGTTGAACCATGATCTATGCCAATCGCAGTCCAAGTTGTGCCTCCATCTGCGCTACGCATCATTACAAGATCATAATTCGGATAGTTCGTATCTAAGTAGCCATTATCAAGTAAAACATAGATATTATCATTCACTATCCAAGGCCGCACAGACGACATGAATAGCTTTACAAAGCCATAAAAAGGCGGCGAGATTTGATACGAGGGCATTAAGGCTCCAGCGCTTTCACTCGTCTCTCAAGAAAGGTTACAGTAGCACTTAGCTTATTAATACGCTCTAAATAGTCACTCTGAATAATTAGCAACTCTTCACGAGTTACATAGTCACTTGGTACAACACTCTTGGCCGCGTTCGTGATTCGGCGTTGCTTAAAGTCTACAACATTAGCCGTAAGTCCGCGAATGTCATCCTGAATTTCACGGATTGCAATATTAGCATCGGGAAGCGTCTTAATGTCTCTAAGCATACTTCACCCATTTCGGTGTTGCTTCCATACCGCCGACATTTAATTTAAGCTGGAGATCATAACGATGAAACGCCTCTGTCGTGGGGCCAAGAATAACCCTAAAGACAGTACCATTAACTGTCTTTGGCAATATCGCCTCATAAACATCATCAACTCCGGCGACAGTAGTAAGCGTGAGATTGTATTCACCTACGCTCGAAACCATGTTCGGGTCAATTGCTTCTGTTTCATTAAGAATTTTGATCGGTATAGAAGTGCCACCTGCAACGACGCGAAGCCTAATCGCAAGTAGTTTCGCCATCTTATCGAACCGAAGCGGCCCAATTTGATCGTATTTCTTACCGACCGGAAGTGTCTCGACATTTTCTAGTTTACCGAAACCATAAAACTCGAAAGGTGAAGAGCCTACTAAGTCTCCTGAAAAATCCACGCCGAATACGTCCGTACTAAAGTAATGGAACGTAGTCATCTTAACGGCAGTATTAAGTGTACTAGCTGTTCCTGCTACGTTATCAATGTAAGGCGTAAACGTCACATCTGCCCCATTGGTATTAATAACCATTGGAATAGTGCGAATACGCTTCTTGGCCGCAACGCCAAAGTTATTCTCAGGAATACGGAACTCTTTAAGCCGTGGCGGAAGAACCTCTATATCTTGTGGAGTGATGGTGCCGTAAAACTCAAATGGAGTCTTAGGACTGCTGAGACTTTCAAGGGTTCCCCCGATATTGATTCCAATAGTATCGGTTGTAAAGAAATACTCAGTGACTGAAGGTTCGGATGTTGAGAAATCCAATGCTGTCTGATCGGTTCCGTCAATTCGTGGAGTAAATCGAACTGAAGACCCTCGCGTATTGATCCTAAACTTATAGCTTGAGTGGCGCTTGCGATTTGGTGTTCCATAGTCAGTTTGCGGAATCTTCAGATAAGTAACCGGAGTTGGCATCTTTTCGGATACCATCTCGTCTGTACGAATTCCATAAAACTCGAATAGGCCGCAGATGATACCGCCAATATCGGTCCCAACGGCCTCGGAGTCAAAGTAATGAATATGCGTAGCTTTACGATCGAAGCTAAACGATGAAGTTGTCTGCAATGTTCCATCAATAATGGGATAGAACTCGCACGTTGCTCCAAGAGTATCAATCTCGAATGGAAAGTTTACGAATCTCTTGCGTGCAGGCGTGCCAAGATTACTATTGGGAATACGCAGATAAGTGAGCTGCTCAGGCCGCGGTTCGTATTCGATGCTAAAGTTATAAATCTTACAGGTGGTAAGCCCACTGCCAGTAATCTTTACCGCGAACGTTTTACCAAGTCCAATCGTTTCCGCAATCGTTATGAGTTTTTCTTCGCGGCCATCGAATTGGACACCGCTCATTACAGTAGTAAACTGTGTGCCGCCATTCTTAGCGATAGAAACATTGACGGCAGTATTACCTGTATCCGCCGTAACTTTCAGTGTGAATACATCTTTGCGATTGCGGGGTTGCCCGTTGTTATCATGGAAGGTTTGGAAATAAATATCCTGCGCGTATGAGGCGCTGTAAGTATAAATTTCTCGCAACGCATTACCTGATCCGCCGCCATAAGCTGCAATGAGCTTCCCATCCTCTTCAGTAAACAACGCAATAGGGTCAGTGTAATAAGGGTGCCAGTAGTTCTTAGCAAAATCATAGACAAAAACTCTCCTAGCCCCATCTTGAAGAGGGAGCGAAATAAATAGCTTGTTCTTAGCTACCGTGATTGGCGCTGCAATAGTGTCGTTTGGCGAGATGAGAACTGGTGCGATTTCATAGCGGATCGTCCCTTGGAATAAGAGATTAAGTTGCTGTGAAATAATAACCGAATTGGCTCCTGCGAGCGCCGTGACGCCTTGCGACGATAGATAATAAAGCGTTCCTTGGTAACTAGAAACTTCACTTGTAATGGGAGGATGAGATACTCCAAGAGGCCGAATAATAGCATCAATAGTCCCATCAGGCAAGTCATCAAGAGTACCCGAAAGTTCGTAAATGTCTTGTGTCGTACCAACGAGAATTCTCCCCGTATCTGCTTTATAAGCCCAGAGATTTCTAGTTGTGGAGTCGCCAGAGAGTTTTAATGAGAGAGTTGGATTTATGAGATCAGGATTATCACGCTCGGATACATAGATTTCATTAGGCGCAATGTAGATAGCACGCCCGTTGTAGTCTCCAACGATCCCAATAATTGCTTCAGTGATGCTCTGAACGCTAAGATTTCCCAGAATCAGCGTTTCTTCTTTGAGCGCATCTTCGTCCGACATTGTGTCGTTCGTGTCGATGAAGGGTGACGAAATCTCCAGAACCTTATAGAATTTATCCAGCTTCCGCACCGCATCACGAGGGCGGCCAAAGTAAGGAGCATTACTTCTAGAGCTTCTACGGTAAACCCAGATATGCGTAACTTCAGAAGGAATACCCGAAGTGTGCGGAGTAATAGTGGTAAAGCCGTGACTAACGTATACTTCGCCTGCAATCGGGCTTTCTGGTGAGCGCGCAATGTACTTGCCATCGTCGGTTACATAAACTTGAACGTAGTCATAAGTATCATTAAGCGGGCCTAGTTCGCCGCCAAGTACACGAAGATCATTGACAATATTAGTAGAAGCATCGGAACACTCAATTAAAACCTTTGCTCCAGTTACATTCGTCCAACCTTTATCGTAACTATCACCTGCACGTTGGAAGTCTTTACGGGCCGCGCTTAAGGTTGACCAAGCATTAATGCCACGAGTAAAAGCAGAGTTTCCGTCATTGACCCATTCGTACCAGTAATAATCAGACTCATCCGTGGTAGAGTCAAGATAGAATACCAGCTTTACAGACTTGAGAAAAGCAGTATTTCCAATGCGAACATTGAAGAAGAAGCCATCATCGCTAAGAGGCGAAGTGGAACCTGTTACGGTAGTATCAGTATCGAGAAGAGTTAAAGATGCAACGCCTACATAATCAGGCGCGGCCGCATCTGCGCTAACATCAGAACCCGAAGTCGTTAAATCTTTCTGGGGCTGAACATTGTTCGCCACGCCGGGCGGCCCCGAAGGTGCAGGAATACCTAGATCGTAAGTGTTTGTACCATCGTCCTTAATTTTAACATTTCCAGAGCAAATAAGAACATAGCCACGAGAAGTCCCAAAGCCAGCATCAGAAGCAGAACCGCCAGAAGCAATAACGCTGCCATTCCGAGTAACACTTCCATCTTGATGTGCTGCATAGCGATTTAGTGTAGCTCCAAAATACTTTGAATAGATATGATGTGGGTAGGAGCCAAATGTGTAAATGTCAGCAATTCCCGGAGTAAGCGTTAATGCACCTTCTTCGTCGATGGTAAGATTATCCATTCGCGCAAGGCCACGGGGGTCCCCGTTCTGAAAATCCGCAGACGGAACCCAGCCCAAAATCCAATTCTCACGTGTGATGGCTGCCATTGGTTTACTCGAAATTCAATCTAGCAAACTTGCCAAAAACTCGCTTAGCTGCGATATCATATGCTTGTGCAGCGGCTTGCTCTGTATGAAAATAACCTAGGTGTTCTTCAAAACCATTATACTTTATTTTAGCTCGCCAGCGCCCCTCATTTCGTGTCACGCCTTTATATTGTGATGCTGTATTTTTTCGTTTTCTTAAATTACCATTATTTTGCGATTGGCAACAAAGGCGTAAGTTTTCTTTTCGGTGGTCTAAACGTGATTCTTTATGGTCTACTTGCAAAGGGCCTGCGTAGTCTAAAAGATAACGATGCAAATAAACACTGCCACCCCCAGGGAGGTTAGCTCTAAAATAAACAACACCCCTTCTATTATAATTTGGATACCAACTGAGCTTAGATACTTTTTCAATATCTTCAGCATCAATAATAACTTCGTGCCCGCCAATATTTAATCTTGTAATCGCTGCCATTTAATTCACCACGTCGTTGAGATAGCGTCGGAGATAATTCGTAAGAGAAGTATTGAGAAGCGTGCTTGCTGCATCGCTGAAGTTATTCATGTCATCCGTAGAAGCATTAGAAGTGCCAGAAGATGAATTAGTGCTGATGGCATCAGATAGGTTATTCATACTATCGGACACAGTTAAATAGGAAGCTAAGAATAAGACAGCTGCATCGCTTAGAGTTAAAGTATCACTAAATGTTGGGAAATAATTAAATCTTAAAGCTGTGCTGTCACTAAGGCTAAAGGAGTCTCCAGGATTAATCGAAGCATAAAGAGAGAGCGCGGCCGCATCGCTAAGACTCAGTGTATCACTTGCAGTCTGCGCATTGGGTCCAAATGGAACAAGCGTAGCTTCATCACCAAGCCCATAAAACATTGAATCGTATGCTTCAACTGGAAGACTAAAAGCATGGGTTACTGCATCGCTTAATTCTAGCGTATCGCTAACAAGATTGCCATAGCCTAGCGACGCATAGTCAAAGTTATTAGCTGCGAGTGAATTAACTTCAACGCCAATTGGACCATCGGGGCCTAATTGCCAAACTTTGCCATCACCCCAACTATTAAGGTCGCTGCCAACTGTAACTAATATCCCATTAATAGCAGGAAGGCGCCATTTACGCGCTTGCGGAAAAGTTAGAAGATCATACGGCGCATCTTTAAGCCATAGAATCTCTTCTTTGCTAATTGCACGATCATAGACATAAATATACCTAAAAGTCGCGCCAATCTGCTCAGAGTTAACCGCATTGCCGCCAATATAAACTGCACGAGTGCCAGTGTAAAGGCCGCTTGCTGTCCTTGAGTTTATGAGAACTGCATCATCATATGTCTTCTGCGAGAATACATCATCAAGTGTAAACGCTAAATGGAGCTGGCGGCCAACAATAGTCGCGACCGTTGCATCTAAATCATCAAACCACATCGAAAAACGAATTGTTGTAGCATTTTGTGGCCTAATAATGATGATCTGCCGATTAGAGCCTGAAATACCCATTGAAAAAGTAGCGCCTACGGTCGTAGACGTGCCTAACCCAGAGCATCCAAGAATAATTGAATAAGGTTTATTAGCAATATCCGGGCCTTGTGTATATGACCCTGCGGTGCCAACAGGAAGCACCATATCTCTATTGCCATCCCAAGAACATGTGTTCTCTACGGAAATAGCATTTTGAGCTACAAGATCATATACACCAGTTCCCGAACCCTCCAAAAAAGGGTACGCCGCTACAAGACCCTGTGTAAGCGGGTGGCCCCACTTAATCTGTGATCCCGCAGGAGGCTTTTTGTAGCCTCTCCCATTGGAGGAATATGCCATTTTAATTACCCAATCGAATCACCAGAAACCATGTGAGCTTCAACTGCAACTGCTTGGCCCGTATTATCCGCATCAACAACTAAACGAAGGCGTGAAATAGCTGTAAGATCAAGCTGTGCTACAAACATTTCAGCTTGGTCGTAGATAGTAGCGCCTGTCTGAGCATTTACAAGGTTATCTTCAATTGTAACACTCGTATTCGTCGAGACAGACTTAATGCGGCCCCATTCGCTATTAGCAATAGTTCCATTGTCAATATAGATAAGGTCTGCAACAGTAAGGTTAGTCGTGGAGGCTACTGTAATGACGTTAGTTCCAGCGCTAACTGTACCCGATACTGCTTCCGATTCCGCGGCCGCAGTTTGAGTTAGAAATCTTGCAATAGGGTACCAATGTCCATCAGCAGAGCTTTTAGAACTCGCTTCAATGCGAAATTCTACCGCTTGCGTGAGCGCAGTAGTAGCCCTGCGGCCAAAGTGAATAAAGATAGTGGCCGCAAGTTTAGTGCTTACGTCCAGCGCGCTTGAGATTAGTACCGTGTTTGACGCTACGCTTTGCAGCGCTAGAACTTCTGTTCCTGCCGTTTTTGTGATTGTTGCCATCTTTAATCTCTTTAGCCTCTTTTACAGGGGCACTAAGTATCCCCGTCTTCTTTCCACGAAGAATCATGTTATAGCCCGATTCTTCAACGTTAACTTCATTTACACCATTATCTTTAAGGGCCTGCGCTACTCGCTTAGGCCATAGCCCATTGTAATGAAAGTCATAAGGATTACTCTGTGCACCGTAAAGAACATTAAGCACATCATTGCTTACTACGTCAGACTTAAAGTTCTTAATCGCCCATTCAATATTCGGAAGAACCAGAAAAACTTCACCGCCTGGCTTGAGAATTCGGAGCCATTCTTTCAAAACTTCTTCCCACTCGCTTCGACCCAAGTGTTCAAGGACGTGCGAAGAGAATACCAAGTCGAAAGACTCATTATCGAAAGGAAGCAGCCGCACATCACAGCGATAATCAGGGTTTACGTCATCACGAATATCTACACGAACTAGATCGTAGCCCGGAAATTGCTCACTTCTATCGAGTGGGCCGCATCCAATGTCAACGCCCCGTTTAGCCTTCTCAAGATTTAGCTTACGGGTCGGAAGAGAATTAGATGGAAGGGAATACGCTTTATCTCCGTATACGTCAACATGTTTACAGAGCAAGGAAGAATCGCACCAGACTTTATATTTCGTCTCTTCCAACACCTTCTTGCAAAAGTAGAGGTCTTCCGTCCACTGCTCGGCCATGTTGCGGGCATCTTTGAAGTCGTCATCGTCGATTGTCTTAAACCAAGGCTTAGGGAGTTCTTTAAGCACATCTGTACGAATTAGAGTACAGTCCATTCCAAGACCAGTAACTTCAAAGAACTCGCCAGCTTTCCAATCCCAATAAGACCCAACGCCATTTCCACGAAACACAAGTGGCGCGGGAGGATCACACTTACTGCAATAAACACCACCGACTACGCCAAGATTCGGGTCTTGCTCAGCACGAAAGATAAGCTGTTTAAGAGTTGCAAAAGGCGGAATTACATCGTCGCCAAGAAAGAAGACATATTTATGACCCTGCTTAACTGCCTCTTCGCATACTTCATTTCGAGCCTGATCTACCGCTTTTCCCCACGGAACCATTACGTTCACGGAATAATTAATCGGAGGATTAAGCCCCTTATATTGAAGCGCCCACTCAAGAGTAATCGGGCGGCCAAGTGTAGGAATACCAATAAGTAGCCCAGGGCCACAAGTAAGTTTCTGTTGCATATATTAATTCACCTGTTTAGTAAATTCCTCAAGTCGCTTATTAAGGGTTGTAATTTCAAGCTGAAGAAGCGCATTAGAATGATTTAATGCAGAAATAATCTCAGTTGCCTGAGTTAATTTCTTCTCTAGCTCATTAACTTTAGCAGTCATCCGTTCCAGCTCATCCCAAAGAGCTTTGCGGAGCTTTTCTTCCGTTTCCGCAAGTTGCTCCTCTCTATGAAGCTGTACATCCATCTCTTTCTCTTTAGATGGGATTGCCCGGCGAACTATTTCTGTAAAAAGCCCCCCGCCTAGGGCCGCGCTTAAAATCACGCCAACTTGGTTGACATCCAAAGACATTAACTCACTCCAATATTGACCCCAATTAGGATCATCACAATGCCTGATATTTCAAATACTTCTACCTCTATTGTAATGGCGTCACTGAGATTATCCATATCATCAGCAACGGTTAGAGTTAATACAACTGCAAGAAGAATAGTTACTGCGTCAGCAAGATTATCTGCATTATCAGTAACGCCAAGAAAGTAATCTTTGAATGATGCAGAGACGGACTCAGAAAAACTATTAGCGCTATCTCCAGTCCCAAGTAAGTAAGATAAATTAAGGAGTTTATCATCACTCCAGCTATTTAATGAGTCGCTAGCTGTAACTGTAAGCTCTGATGTTCCAGCAGCCTCTGTAATGGAAAAGTGCGCAAGTGTGTGGTTGCTACCTACGCCAGATTTCCCAATGACAACTTTTAGTGTTGTCGTAGAGAAAGTTAAATTCTTTAATGCTTGGTTAGAGGCCCAATTTGAATCGGAAGTATGCAGAGTACCATTAATATCATAATATTGATTTGCTCCCGGCGTACTTCCACTAGTCATCGAATAAAGACTAGTAGTATCGTCGAAAATTTCTATGTATTGCGTAGATTGCGCATTAGCCGCGTCCCCTAATGCACAACCAATATCATATGAGCCAGCAGCCGGAAGATCAATACGAAATGTTAAAGGAGAAGCAGCAGCTGCAAAATTAATTCCTGCAACTCTAGCATTTACTGTAGTAGAACGATTACGAGTAGAGGGAGAAGCAGGAGAGCCAGTCCACCCAAAAGTGATACCATTCCGCGTTTGCGGATAAGTATCACCGATGGAATAGGTAGTATTCGCAGGGTCAGCGACGTAGCCCGACGTTGCTCTAAAATTGAAGCCATAAGTTGCCATTGGGGGGTCACTGTAAAATAACTAAATAGCCCACGCTGAGACTCCTACCGTTTATGCCACCGACTCCGATGAATTCGCGTATAAACATCGTTATACTGATGTTGAACAGCACTCAAAGCCCTATTAAAGCCTTCGAGTGAGCTAACATCAAAAGTATCGCTAAAACTCCCGCGGCTATCAAAAACATTATCTTCTGAGTCAATCTCAAAAGTAACGCTAATTTTAATTCGGCTGGCCGCGGACGAGCCGAGATCAGGGTCTTTCAGAATCTTAAAAATCTGCAACGCGGCCCAAAGGCGTAGTTTATTTAGCATTAAATTAACCCCACGATATTCGTTGCAGTTGTGCTAGTAGAATAAACCCGGCGAACCTTAAAAGGATAGACACTTCCGGCGGCGACGTTTACCAATGTAACAGGCGTATCATCATCTACGAAGAGAACTCGAATATTTCCGGTGCCCCCAATAAAGAGAGCCTTCGGAACATCCTCAGCTTCATAGACAGTAGTATCGCTTGGCGTTATTGCAAACGCGCTAGTTGCCGGACCAAAACGGTCAGCATTAATACCAGGCATAACTATGCTCCTTAGTTCGAGAGCGTATAGCTAATGCTCAGAGTATTAGAAGTGGTCTTATTGATAGTGGAGAAAGTAGCGCGGGCAAGCATCGTTCCACCCGATGAAGAGTTGAACATGCCAACTTCACCGAGAGTCGTGTTTCCTTCATTAGTAGCGAAAGAAACTTCAGCGCGCCAAGAGGGAGGATTCGAGGTAAGATTCGTGGTGGTAAATGTCCCGATGGCTTTACGAGTCGTTTCAGAACCCAGGCCAGAATCGGAAGTTGCAGGGGCCGCAGTCCCGGTGCCAATAGCAATATACGAAATGCTTTGGGCGGTATTAATTTCAGACGAAGCAATTTGCTGCAAGACCCAACGGCGGCCCGTAGTGACTACAGTATTACGATTGCTTCCCTTTTCGACTACATCATCGTAAATCGGCAACTTGCCCTTACGAATAATTTCAGAGCGAAGTGCATCCTTGAGTTCAAACTCAATGAATCCACGAAGTTTCAATTCGGCCATCTTCTTCTCCTAACGTTTTCTACTTGGGTATCGCCAAGGTAATTGCGGCGGAGCAGGCGGCCCACCCATATTGCGTAAAGATGTTTCACTTAACGCGGGCCGCTGAGAGACATACGCTCCAGCATTTATTCTAGAAAAGTAGGAGAAAAGAAGTTCAAATTTAGCTTTGTAATACTTGCTTGCGGTTAAATTCTGCCCTTTGCCTTCTTTAAGAAAGGCGCGATATAGCGCATAGGCTTTCTTAAAGCGGCGGCTTACATAAGAAGGAAGCACATAAGTGCTAGCGTCACTACTACGATAGCCAGAGATAATACACTGAGTACTAATGTCCGCTCCGAATAAATCTTCGCTCCCGGTAGGCGTGATAGACTCGTTAGGAGTAGGAATAAGCCTAAGAACAGCAATGTTTGTAGGATGAAGAGTGTAGTACCTGGGTTCTGACGAAGAGTATTCATTTTTAGTCGCCTCAGAGACTACAGCAGAATTATATGCGATAAGATTAGCATCATCGAAGTTAACTGGATCAAGCATCGTGCCTTTCCAGGTAACTCGTGTGATATTCTTAATATAAACAGGGAGAGAATAGGTACTTTGGCCCGCTACAACAGTTAAAGCGTACCGCATCCAATAGATGTTTTCTTTGGTCGATACGTATTTCTCTGCTTCATTGAGCAGATCATTTAGATAGCTTTCGGACCAGATGATGGGCATTATTTTAAGCTATCCACGTAATCAGGTAATCTCAACGTATCCCGATAAAGCTCAACTTCACGAAGGCATCGAGTATATTCATTGAAGTATTCTTGCGCCTTCACAAACTCTTCGGCTTGCTCGAAAAGATCAGCCGTAACATAATTCTCTATCGCTTCGTCTCCACTAACAGCCGGGAGGTTAGGAGAAGAACTACCGCTAAGTGTATCGGCCGCGGCATAATAAAAGACCCAAAAGTTGCCACTAGTAGCAGTAACACGAGGATAAATTCCGACATAGCGATAGTTAAAAACAGCGAAATACTCCGGCTCACCCGTTTGTAATTCCCAGTCATTTCGTTGCATATCCAGCCAACGAGGAGTTTTAGGAATTAGCCACCTACGAACCCGTGAATTATAAATCCCACGCAGAGCAACAAAGTCAGAGATAAGAGTAGGCAGATCGTAGTAAGACTTATTTGCAGTGACAGCAATCGTCGTCGCTTTGGGATAACAGGCTGTAAGTGATACGATCTCATCATATCCATCCTGCACGGCTTCATTGAAGTCTTCGGGCTTATAGAAATAGCCCGCATCGTTGAGATTCAACGCGGCCTTAGCGACAATTTCGTCACGAGTCATTAATTAGTCTCGGCCCAATAGCCCACTCAAAGAAGTAATAGCAAGCCCCAAAAGCTCAATATCTTCATCTTTATAGGTATGCCCCGTAAAGATAGTAGCAACCCCCAGGATTACTCCCCCCGTAGTTCTAGGATTTTTCACGAGTCTCGTCAGCACGCTTCTCAGAATTCCCATATTTATCTCCAAAGATTACTTCCCGCAAATGCTCCGCATAAGTAATACGCGGGCGAGCTTTCCGAGCTGTGAGAATGGTGTACTGAGGATTAGCATCTTCGCTCTTAATATGAATGTTATCAAACCCCACCGAAAGTATAAGATCTTTAAGTTCAGCCGAATCCATAGCGGACACGTGAAAATCAGAAGGGCTGAGTTGTCGGCCATAAATGCAAGCCTCCCAGAAATCACGCTTACCACGATGGTTTTCTAGCCAGTATTTAATGCAAGTGCTAAATTCAGGATAGCCTAAAATTAGCCTTCCATTTTCAGCGAGTGCCCGATGAATTTCAGTAAGAATCGTAGGATGCCATTTCTTTTCAATATGCTCAATCGTGTGCATGAAAAGAACTTCTTCAAAGACACCCTCTTCAAATGGAAGAGGCTTCTTTAAGTCAACTACCAAATCAGGCTCTAGAGCCTCATCGCAATCAACATTAAGGAAGCCTTCCAGCTTACATTGGCCACAGCCAAGGTTCAACTTCTTAGGGGGAGCTTTTTCATCCATAATTAGCACATTTTAGTAGTCTTAACTTCAATATATAACCGCGTGCCTGGATGAGTTTGTTTAGAGATTGCTTCAATCCAATGAATGAAATCAAAAATATCATCAAAATTAACTTCATACTCAGCCGCGCTTATAGGAATTAAATCCTTTGCAGGAATCTTAAAATTAACTTTCATTAAGAGACTCCAAAATCTTCATTATCTGTTCCGGGCTTCTATCGAGCCTATGCGGTTCCTCAGTTTGATCTTTGAGATTCTCAACTCTCTTTTCATCAAACTCTTTCCAAAGATGCACATTGCCAGGCCCAACGAAATCGCTGCCCAAATTGTGCATAGTCTCTACGTTTACGTCAACGAAGACTTCAAGCTCTGGAATCTGCTCTTTAGCCCGTTTACAAAAGAAAACGTCTTCAGTCTGATAAGCAGAAGTTACGAAGAAAGGTGGCTGGACCTTCTTCAGTAAATCCACCTTAATGAGAACGCACGAAAAACCAACCGCATCACACTTAAGAAGGCCCGTTTCAGGGTCCGCCTTCTCTTTATAATCCGTGACATAGTGGCATTTCTTGTATGCTTCATCCGTGAAGTTAAAGATCATCGGATGGTAAGGATAGCCACGAATATGAGTCACGCCAGCGATAATATCTTTATCCCAACGCTGAAGCTGAGAGAAAGCATGAATACCAACGAGAACATCATCGTCGATAAACATTAGATAATCCATCTCAGCATCTAATGCAATCTTGGCCGCTTCATTGCGCATACGATCAATTGACATGCGCCGCGGAGCACATAATGAGAATTCCATCTCTTCCCCGGCCGCGTTCTTTAAGCCTTTAAGAACGCCGAGGCGAAAGGCAAACTGCATGTGATTCGCGTAATTATATTGATCTACCGCGTTAAGAGTATTGATTCCGAGTAGAGTTTTCATATATTAAAAATTGGGGGAGGAACTATCCCTCCCCCTCGATTCTCTCAGGAGGAGCGCATCTTAGAGATTGCGAACAAACACCTTAGCCAGAACCGTAAGCGCCGTACCGTTAGAAGTAGCAACGCTATCAGTAGAGGCAAAAGAGGCAACGTCTTCAGCCAAGAAAGCATAAGCACGGCGAGAATTGATATACGTTACCGTAGTCTCACCCACCGTATTGCTTCCAGCCGCAGTAGAAAAGCAATTGTTCACCGTATCACAGGAGAGCAATACACCTTTCGCAATCGAAGTCGATCCGGCCCAGTTATCAGAAGTAGCCGAGCCTCCACGAGTTGCACGACGAAGAATTGCTTCGCGCACAACACCGAAAAGTTGAACATCGCCGATTTCGCCGTCTGCGATAGTTTCTTTGGCAACGCCGTAGAAGAACGTATCACAAAGGGCTTGCGAACCCATGCCTGACGGAAGTTTTACCGCCAAGCCATCTTCAGTTCCGTCAAGAGAAAGTCCAACAGGAGTTCCCTTGGGAATAGACGCGCCAGCATCATTACGCACACGCGACGTAATGCGATCGCCACCTTTGGTGTAGCCAACTGTAGGGGAATTCATAGTTTCTTATTCTCCTTAGAATTAGCTCAAAGTAAGCGTGCGCGCCACTTTGCCGATTACGCCATGCTTGCGACGATTGTTCACGCAAACATTGCCCATCCAAGCGATATGGCCCACGCGAGAGTCACCGTTATGCGGCTTAACAAAAGTCTTGCCATTTTCATCGGTGAGCATCGAGAAATCGCGCCCGGCCATATACTTAATGCGAAAGAACTTCGTGTTAAGGAAGTAAATCGTTCCGCCCGTTGTGGTGGAAGTATCGGTAGTTCCAGCGAAAACGTTGGGGACTTTCTCATCCCAAACAACAAGAGACTTCATCCACTTGATGTTCTCAAAGGGGAAGTTCTGATCGCTAGAAGTCTGGCGATACCGCTTGTAAATTGCCATGTGGAACAATTCGTAGGTCGTCTGATCCATAAGAATGAGATCGGGCGAACCACCAGTTCCACGAGAACAATTGTTATACATGGTCAACATTTCTTGCAGAAGACCATCTCCCGTAGTGGCCGCACTCGTAGTGCTAAAGTTGCGCCACCAGGAATAGGTGCTGCCCGAAATATTGCCCACGGTTTCAGCAGTGGTACTATATTCAATGAGCTTCGGAAGAGGCTCAATTGAAGAAGAACCATTGTTGCCGCTAACTTTGGGAGTCGTGAGAGCACCATTACCACTGCCTTGCAGCAAGTGAGTAATGAAACCTTCCTGAATTCCCATTTCAGCCTGCATGATCTTAGTCTTGACGAGATCGACGATCTTTTCGCGATTCTTCAAAACTTCGTCCATCGAGTAAACGATGGGAATTGCAAGCTGACGCCATTCATATACCGCAGACGTAACCCCATCAACCGGAGTTACACCCAACTCATCATAACCCGCATACGAATCCATCGTACCGAGTTGGTACATCAGGGGAACCTGAATGTACGATCCACCATTCTCACTCTCGTAAAGAGAAGAGTTAATTACCTTAGAATAGAAAGCATTAGACTTGCCGATGTTATCGACAATCTTCTTAGAATAGTTAGCAAGAGTCTGAGAGAATAGAGAATCAAGATAAGTGGTAATCTGCGACGGATTTGTTGCAGTTCCGAACGTGATTGCCATTTCCTAATTCTTTCTCCTATGCTACTTCTCTATTGATTTAGCCGCAAGAGCAATAGCTTCGTCCAAGTCTAGCGCCTTCGTGTTAGTTCTAGTCGTAGAACTTTCACGGGTACTGGAGGAGGATAGCCGCGAAGTGGCGTCCTCAGAGTTATTTTTCAGTTTCGCCTTAATTTTTTCCTTAGCAGACGTTTCCGTTGCTTCGGCTTTGGCGATCTGATAAAGTCGTTTCATGTATGCCAGAGGCTTAGTATTCTTACCAGGAGCAATCTCATCCATCAGCTCAAAGATGCGCGCTTCAAACTTCTCAGCATCTTCATGCTCCGAATACAGCTTCTCAATGGCATTAGAAGTCTCTTCTTCCGCTTTGGCACGAGTCAGTTCTTCAAAGCGGGAACGATTCTCCGTATCGTAATGTTCAAGAACCTTCTCAATAGCAGGCCCAAGTTTCTCTGAGAGAAAGCCCATATCTTCGCCAAGAGCTTCCGCAAACACTTCGCGGATAGCCTTCTTCGCGGCCTTCTTTTCAGCGGGAGTATGCTCCTCACCTTTAATTAAACCTGCTTGGCGCGCAAGAGCTTCAATAATGGGCCGCGCACTACGAGGGTCAGAAAGAGCGTTATAAAGCTTTTCGGCTTCGCTTAGTTCTTTCGGGGCTTCTTTTTCTTTCCCTCGATCATTTCCCTTAGTTCCTTGAGCATCTGCATCGTCTTTTTGCTCAGGTAGGGTTTGTACGTTATCTTCATCTTTTTCATTAATTTCATCAACAGTAGTATCGAGTTCAGACATTGAAATTAGTAACCTTTCTTAGAATCTTTCCCTTTACCCTTCATCTTTTCCATGAGCTTCTGCTTCATGGCCGCTTTCATTGTTCCCTTTTTCATTCCGCAAGGCATCCTTTTCTTTAACCTCAAACTTAGCTAGAATAGCATCTGTAAGCTTTTTTAGATCAATTGTCCCGTCAAGTGTAATTGATCCGCGGGACAAAGAATACCAATCTTGCCGAGATAGAACATCCTCAACAATAGCATCTGTAAGAAACGCAAGTAATTTAGTCCTCATTGCACTAATTGATTATCCAATTGACTCTGTATTTCGTTTGTCGTCGGAGGCGTTTGTTGTTCAATCATTCTTTGTGCTTGACCACCACTCGGAGCCATTGCCCCAGATGGATCACCCCCTCCTAATGCGCCAGCTTGCGCCGCCTGACCAATCATTTGCAGCAGCGCCGCATTTTGCATCTCTCGAATGACGCGCTCATTACGATAGCCAATTTTATAAGCCGCTTCACGAATAAGTAGCGGTGAAAGTGAAAGCTGTGGAAAATTCTGTAGAACGGCGAGAAACTCAAGAAACTTAGTTTTCTCTAGCTCATTCTGATTCGGCGAAGTCGACGCAACGTCAATGAGAACTACAAAGTCATAGCCATCGTCAAGCTGATCCGGCCAGATTTGGTTATAGCTACGATTGGCCGTGTAGTCCATTAGCATCTGAGACTTATTTCCCTGCGGAGTCTCAGCATACATGGGCTGCGTAAAGCGATCTCGTGCGGTGAGAATAGCCTCACGAACAATATAGGCCAACCACGAATTTACTTCTTCAACTTCTGCGCCTTCGCGGATACTTGCGCGTCCTTCGATAATATTCGCTTGCGTGGCGGTAACACGATCTCCAATGCCGCGCGCCTCTTGCGATGTTGCAGAAACCAAATTGAAGTCATCTTTAGGAACTACGAGAGCTTGATCGGATGCTTTACCTAAATCGGGAGAAGCGATGGGTTCAATACCAGAATGTTTGTAAAAGATAACTGTGCCATCAGGCCCATGCGTAAACTTATCCATCTCTTCAGCAGAGATAGAGTTTTCTTTAATCTGAAACTTACGAGTAAACCTACGCCGATGATTCCTCGCCTGCTCTCTGGCTTCGTTAATTTCATCTTGGGGCGAGAGCCACTGAAATACGGGAGGAATCGGATAGAACCCTTCAAAGTCCAAATCCCAGCGAAGATCAAAGATGGGAAGGCGCTCAAAGTCTTTGCTAAAGCGAATCTCCCCATCCGAGTCTGTGAGAATGTAGCGCTTTCGTGCCCGATTATCCCAAATGTGCCAAATCTTAATTAAATCTTCCGCTTCCTCAAGAGTAGGGTCTGTATCCGTAGTTGGATCTTCCGGTGAAACCGCGGCCGCACCGAGTTCAGTTCTAAAATCTTCAACCTTCTTCTTTAGTGCTTTCGCAAGGTCTTTAATGTGAACGAACTCATAGTAACCAACCCAATCACAAGACTTCAGAGTGTCTGCTTCATTGTTAGCGCCTACTCTAAATCGTTTCGGATTGATATACTTGAAATAGATGCGTTCAGATTCGAGAGTCTCACGCGGCTCCGTAACCACACGGTCTTTATTAACTTCCGGATTGCGGTCAGAAGCATATTCGGGTTTATCAAGATTAGGATTCTCTATAAATGATGCTGAGTAGCCCACTTCCACCACGCCAAATCGGGTGAAAGAGTCCCGCGCGGCCTTCTTAAGAACAAAAGCAAACTCTGAGTTCTGGTCAGTTAGAATCGTATTAATGAGCGATTCTTTAATCTGCGCAGAAGCAATGGCCTTTTCGAGATCGAAGTTCGCATCTCCAGGCTTCGGTGTGATTATTACGCGGGGATTCCGAACGAGATAGTTTGCTAGCTTGATCTTAACCGTTGAATAGATCATATTCAAGGTATAAGGTGCAGCGTTTTCTTGTTTAGAAATGTCCCACTGGAATCCCCGGTAATATTGCTCCAATACCTCACACTTATACTGCGTAGCCCACTTGTTATAGCGGGCATTGGCAGCAGTAATTTTGCCAACCCAAGGAGATGTGAGAGATTGGGGCATTTAACTTTTATTCTTTTTCATTGATAGCAATAGCCGCGTTAGCCCACATAACAGCTTGCTGAAGATTAGTAAATGCAAGCGACTTTTCGCGGCTATCTGGCGTGTGTAATCTAAACGCATGGGCTAATTCTTTAGCAAGCGTACGAATATGCTCATAGCGTTCCTGTTGCGTGCCAAAGGGTTTATGGTACGTAAATGTATTTTCAATTTGGGTGCTAGTCATAAGAATTACCTCAGCGCCTTCGGTGCCACTTTTCTATTCGCTAGATACTGAAAGAAAGCAAAACTCCGCTTCGGCATTGCACGCTGCTTTTCAGCTACGCCGCCTCCGTGCATTGCAATGAAGTAACGGACACAATCATAGGCATGATCGGGAACACTCTTTTCTCGGTCATCTGAATAGATTGACTTACCGTTATCTGAGCCAATGAGAACTCTTCGTTGTGCTCCAATTTGCGTAATAGCGTGATTACATCCTTCAGGATATTCCTTGCTTCTTCGTATGAAATATATTCCAGGCGCAGGGGACTGCCCGGTAACGGGATGCTTCGTTTTATATGACAGTTTAAGGAGCTCATTTATCCTATTGCGAGTAGCCATCTCGTTATTATCAGCAGGTGCCCATGCAATAGCAGGAGCTTCAATATCTGCCGTAATATACTCGTCAGCTACACTCCAAAATCCGCCATCCTTTTGGGAGGCTTTACGAAAGATCGAAGGATCGGCATAATTTCCTGAGTAATACTCTTGGATATCTTGGCCGCCTACGCTTCGATACGT